CGTAATGTAAGCATTAATCAGATCCATATAGAAATCAGGTTGCTTTTCCTGATCCCATCTAGCCGAGAATACCACCCGCTTTTTACGCTCATTGAATGGCTTGATAGAGTCAACCCGTGATTGCACTTCAGCCTTACCAAATGCCAAACCACTGATATTGTAGATCGGGGCCTTCCAGCCCGCAATCTTCATATGCATTACCATTTCTTCGTTAGTGGCTAGCACACCATCAACGAAACTATCGACCATTTTTTCATAATGACCCATGAAGTCAGCCATGTCCCAAACGTGAACAAAATCGTCGGGGTCGATAGACTGAGCAAGGCAACGGACGAAAATCTTGGGCCGACTGGTAATAGAAATTTGTTTCATAATGTAGGGCAATGATTCAATCCCGGGCTGAAACATATCTTCAAAATAAATAACGTCACCCGATCGTACTTCACCGGCCTTCATCATCTTTACTAGATTCATCAACTGACTCATGCCAAAGTAGGTACGACCGTGTGCGTCTAACACCTGCCCAGTAACGATAGCCTGATCATTAGTCAGCGTTTCCCCTGGTACAATGAGATAGTCAATATTCCGTTGTTTGAATACAGCCTCATTCCATTGTTGCAGTTGATAGGTGTATCGGGCAACATAGGGCTCAAGTCCGCAATATATCAATCGTCGCATTCTTGTAGTCACCCTCTATCAATCGACCTTGGCGTCGATTTCCCACATATCCTTCGCTGGCTTGCCTGAAAGATACTTGGTGAATTGCCGATATGCAAAACTTTTGTTGTTATACAAATCAGTTTCATCCATATTATATCCAAACCGCTTGCAGAACTCTAGATATTTTTCCAGATCGTCGAAAAGTTGATGAACCCGTGGGTTGGATTGAAAGATAATTTTTGCCATTTGGTTCTCCTTAGATGGCTAGTTGTTGAATAGGTTGATGTGTTTTATAACTAATAGTAGCACCGTTCTCACCGTCTTCACTGACGGTAATCTCAATGTCACGTTTGGGATAACGAGTAGCAATAACCTCATATAGGTCATCACTAATCATTTCACAACTCTTGAAATTCAATTCAATGGTGCCTTGCGAATATAGATTCTCAAGCCAACGCTTAAATTGAATAAATTCAATATCCCTGTCATTGTGAAATACTTCAATCGCCACTTCAAAATGAAAAATGTGACGATGGGGAGTTCCTAGAAAGCTAACATCATATTCATCCCCTGTTTTAAGAGCGGGATCTGTTGCTGCTGCTGGATAGCAATGAATACCTTCTTTCTGGAATGTCACAAATATGAGTCGTTTTGCTTTAGCTGAAATAGCTGAGCGGCGATCTGCCAATGCTTGGTCTCGTTGATCCATGGTGTTTCCTTTATCGATAGTCATCAAAATGTACCCGTTGAGTGTCTTCTTCCCATTGCAAACGATTAAGCCTACGCAGTTCAGTTGCTACTTGATTTTTCTTATCAGACAATGTGGTAATCTTATCTAGAGTAGTATTGTCTGATGTTTTTAAGTGAATTAATTGTAGAATCTGCCCATCTAAAAGATTTTGAGATTCCTCTAAAGAAGATATTTGTGTGCTATATGACATATTATGTTCCTAGTTGAAATAGTTCATTGAACATTGGTTCAAATGATGTTGCCTTTTTAACAGCCTTCGTTTCAGTTTTTGTCGAATGAAAATCTCCGTCAAAGTTATTATTTAGAGAAGTTATTGGATTAATTGCTTTTTTACCACTAAACCCTTGACTGCCTGATTTTAATTGCATCCAAAAGTTACTATGTTTTTCAATCAATTCCAAACTCTTCTGTCTATCGTTCAACTTAAAAATAGCATCAACTATTTCGCTAAATCGAATTCGTTCAAAGGTATCATTCATCAACATTTTAGGAATAATCCCATTGTCATACCGACGATTTGCCTCTTGCACCGCAGTCATATGCATATACACATTATGACTTTGTAGCAAAGTATAGCTCAATGTATCCCAACTAGTTTTAGTTTCTTTACCATGTTGACCCAAGAATCCCTGTCCTCTATAACACAAATCATTCAGTGTCATTATATCAGTTACAGGGCTATCTGTAAACAGCTTATGGATACCGTCTTGTAATACTGCATCTCTAAATTTCCGGGTATCAGTGGAATAACTTTTCTTCTCGGCAGTTTTTTCCATACTGTACGCCCATTTTTTATTATGCTCAATGGTTGTGTTGAAATATGCCAAGCCCTTCGCTGCACTAAAGAATGGGCTAGCACAGTCAAAAGTAATCTGTAGGCGAGGATTATTGTATTTGCGAATTGCACGTTGAATATCGGTAAACAACACCGCATATTCCAAAATACTTGTTCCCAAACAGTGAATAAGATCGTGCTTGCCCTCAGCAAGTAAACCATCGTGGATTATACCAACCAACCTCTTTAGCATAAGGTGGATGTCGATTTTGTTTTGTCCTCCAAAAGCCCACCCATTAAAATGATTATCCGGGTATTGATTTAAATCACAATACTTTTTCATCTCCCCATACCATTGGTCAGATTGTTCGTGCGTCAACCCCTGCAGTACATTTAAAAACTTACACTTTCCCGAACGATGCTGCAAGAAGTATTCGTTATTGATGTGGGTGGCGTCGATTGCTTCCTGAATGGTACTGATACCATGCAATGATTGCCCCTCTAATTTATGACCCACCGGGTGTTTTAGATTGAAGGTGCGTAGTGATTGAGAGGGGATATCTAGACACATTCCATAATCCATGTACGTATCCATCCAATTTAGCACGGCTTTACGCTTGATCATGGCCCGAGGACAAGCGGGATCCTTCCAATCAGCAGGCCATTGCCCTTTAAGAATCTGGAATCCACCACTGTCACCCAACATAAATGTGCCAGCCTCCCGGTCTCGGATAATGCTCTCTGAAGAATCAACTACTGTGGTATCTAAGTTGGCGTGCCCTGCCGAGTAAAGACCCCACTTATACACATACAATCCTTCTTTGCTGTTGAGAAAATTTAGCTTTTCCACATCACCATTGAACCCTTTGGGGATTCTAGCTGAGTCGAAATAATTTTCACCCGCTCGCTGCTTACCCAGTCCAGCAATGTAAAATGAACTGATAGCCGGCAAAAATAAGGCATACTTACTTAATCCGTTCGGTAAGGTTTGTCCTATAGTTAAATCAACTTGCTTCATTTATGGATTTTCTTCTTTAATTAAGGATGCGATCATATCAATTTTATTTTGTAAATGTCTCCGCTCTTCAATAAGAACAGAAAGAGTTAGATGACTAGTTGCCAATTGTGCTAACTCTTGTTCTTCTTGACGCTTTTTAGCAACCCACTCAAGTAGTTCTACTACATCAGCCGATGAGTTTAATACAACAGTGTTGTCTATTTTAAGCCATCTTCCGCTATCACTAACTTCAAAATGTTTTTGAATTCCATTCCATTGCACCGGTCCAGTGACATTAGGTAATGTCCACGATTGATCTATTTGATAGACCATTGGTCCGTGGTGCCAATGAATCTTAATCATTTTGCTTGTGCGGGTAGCAAGTAGCGATAGGTTGCAAGACCACTGTCAACTGTAATCTCTGCTGCACCTTGATCACTGATGCGAACAGTTTTGTCGCCAGGCAGATCCATGATGGCCAAGAAAACCTTAACAGGCCACATCCAAGCGCGAGTTAGCACACCGGTGACACTTGGTTGAAATACAAAGTTACCACTGTGAGTGCTTGGGTCGCCGAAGAAAATCTTCAAGTCACCATTTTCAGTCTTAGCAGTGAAGGTTGTTTCATCATTGTTTGCTTGCGCTTGCTTTTTAAGACGCATAATTCCCGCAACAGTTGGTTCGAATTCTACGTTCCAAGCTGCACCCTTAAAGGTAACTGTCTTAACTTTCTCGTCAACGATAGACTTAGCCATCAAACGATAATCATTAATAAAGTCTCCGCTCTTGGTTTCAAAGTGCATTGCGCTAGGAATATCAACCCCATCACGTGATGTCCTAGTTACATTAATCTTAGCGTGTTCGTCGTAGTCATCAAACCCAAGAATAATTTTCAGCTTTGATAGATTGGGCATACCAAATGTCCCAACAAAATCTGCGACAGGATTTTTCATAGTGCCCATAACAATAACTGATTTATCTTCTGCGATAGCAGACATCTGCGTTTCGGTATCAGTACCCACTATCTTAATCAAATCCACACATCCGAGCCCGTATGTATGTTGGATCAAGTCTTGTAGATTATCTTTCATATTTTTCCTTTGTGTTAGTATTATTTAGGTTTATAATATATTGCATTATATTATATTTTATTGCGTAAGTCAAATTGATTGGGTAGCTTATTGAAAAACAAACAAATCATCAAATGTAGAATTGGTATCAGTGTTGCTTCGTATATCCCAATCCAAAACACCTAACAAGTTATCTATCTTCTCATCTACCAATGTGCGTTCCATTGCACTATCATCGAATGGTAATTCACAGAACCAAGCAGGCAATCTAAGTTCATCTGTAGGGTATGCGACTGAGGTAAATCCCAATGGGTTAGGTTTAAGTTTACACACTATTACCTTCATCCCGTCAACAATCTTTTGACTGTAGTTGTCGCTATTAACCTTGCGTAGATAGTTATAGTTGAGCGCAGCCCTAACGTGTCCGGGCATATTTTCGCGGCCCTTCTTACTGTTTGCTTCCTTATCGCCATACATAGTTAACTTGTTCACACCCTTCGGTGAACCCTTAGTCCAACTATCCTGTTCACTTAGTTTACGCTTGAAGGTCTTTATCACCTCGATAATTTCGTCACGCTGCTTACCAGCAAGCACCATGGTCAACACTTCCAACAAAAATTCTTGAACATACTTTGGAGTATCGGCACGCTTAAGATCAAGTCCCATTGCTTTAATTGAACCAGATCGACCATCTTTATCCTGACGCTTGCCTTCTTTGTCATAGATATTGATAGCATAGCGTTTTTTCGTAATAAAGATACCGCGATCACCTACGTATTCTCTACCGGCTTTGATAATCTCGCCGTTCTTTCGCGGACAGTGAAAGGCCTTTTCCATAAATGCAGGAAAGCCAATGTTAACCTGATCTGCTAATGAATCATACAGCCCAATTGCAATTTCTTTATTCCATTCCATCTTACCAGCAGCAACTTCATCCTTTACCATAGGCCAGGCTGAGAAAATACATGAGTCGGTATCACCGTATACGATAGCAGCACCGTCGTGTTGATACTCTCCAGTAACACACTCATTGATGTTACTCATCATATGCCGAACAATTTGCCTACCACTCAATGTGACACTTTGCCCGATTCGTTTATCATAAAATCTACAGTGCTCATTCAAAATTGCACCGTAACACGAATTAAGCAAAATCTTTCTAACCAGCTGCCGCTTATCCCAGAAGTCTCGATCTTCGCTGGTAGTAGCTTCCCGCATCTTCTTCTGCATGATTTTTCTATCGGAATACCATTTAGATAGCAATCCAGGAATTACCCCCTCAGTAGCATGGGTAAAGATAGTACCATTGGCACTGATCATATATGGATTATTGCTATCAAATACAAATTTCCATATTTCAGCCGCACTCATTTCAACTGATCTACCGTCTTCAAAATCTACAGTGAGGACTGTTCCTCGTTCCTGATTCATCACTGCGGTATACTCTAAGCTACCAAACAATCCTTCCCACAAAACGCTACCGGTAACATCATCGTCACCTTCTTTGTGTCTGGCCTTTTCTCTGGCAAGTCGCATACCCTTGTCCAGCATGTATTGATCGGTTAAAGTTTGACGGACCTGGGCAACAATGGTTTCCGGGGCCAAGTTAAGAGCGCGGATAGCTGAGGGGTAGAGTGAATTAATGTCCGTCGCACCGACCCATTCATGGATGCCCCTTTTGGGAGTAGCAACATAGGCACCTGCTGCTTGCTGTTGTTCTTCGTCATGATTATTATTCCTTCGTTTTTTATCTGGGACTACCATACCGCGAGCATGAGATTCATTCATGATCGCCATTTCAATGGTTGCTACTGACCCCATAACGGTTGGCAGCAACACGGTGTTTTCGTGCGCAATTTGATTGGCAAGTTCTAAGAACTGTAGCTTATTGTGAATCTTTACCATTAGCATGGTATCCTGTCGATTGTATTCTATGAACTTTTTAAAGTCCTTATTATACAACTGATCGAGAGTACCTTCGTATGCAGTCTTGTTCTCTCCAACTTCCATCTCACCGATAGAATCCAACTTATAGCTGTGCCTACTTTCGTAGTTGTATTTTTTATATAGTTGAAGGTAGTCCATATGAATACGACCAACTAAGTCATATGTAGTTTCTTCCTTACCAAACCGTTCATATGTTCTTGGTTTAGGCAGGTGACCCAACAAACAAAACTTGCGAGTATCATCTTTACTCATTACCCTAGTGACACGATTTACCATATAGGGGATGTCGTACCCTTCTGAATTCCAACCAGTCAATACATCAGCATCTTCAATTAGCTGAAAGAAAGTTTCAAACATCTCCTTTTCTTCAGTGAATAGGATACAGTTTTCAAACTGTGAAACCATTTCCTGTCCAGTCTCAGCACTCATATGTTTGGGAGCAATCACCAATGTAATTAGCTGGTCTAGCCAATCCAAATACATTGAGATAGCAGTTACTGAGTTGAATGCTTCGCTTGCAGGAGAAAATCCCTTCTCTTGCGAGAAATCGGTTTCAATGTCGAAAAAGCAAGTATGCAACTTAGGTGCATCTACGCCCAAATAATGTTCACTCAAGCATCGGTATATAGGGTTTACATCGCTCTCAAACAACTGCTTGCCAGAATGAATCCGTCTTTCTTTTTCAAACTCGCCCCGGCTTTTAGTCGTGAATTTACTAACCTGAGTTCCAAATATGGTTCGATGTTTACCCTTACGATCAGGATAGTAGAGGGTATAATTTACAGGATGCTGGGTAAAGATTCTATTACCGTGCTTATCCCGCTCGACAACTTGGATTACATCCTTGTCTTTATCTAAGATACAATCAATATAGCTGATACTCTTACTCCTTTAAAGGGTGCGACCCACTGCTTCCAAAATTGTATTTAGTGATTCGTGATCTTGATTAGCTGCACCAAGACTTGCCTTATGTGCAATACGCACAGCTTTCTTGAGGATACTGGGTTTAACTTCCAACTCTTCTGCCACAGCTTTAATCGTATCGCTCAACCCACCCTGCAATGTATCAATTTCGTGCATGGTAGCCATGCCTTCGTTAATGAGTTGCGTGAGTTTGATTTTTTGGTCACCACTGAAAATTCGATCTGACATAGTATATTTCCTTTAAAATGTTATTATACAGCATTTACACTTGTTTTTCAACAATCTTTTTAACCATTGTATCGATACCGGGATTTACTTTCAGGACATGCGGCATCATTTCATGTCTAATATAATTACGGGTATATTGAATATTTCGATTACTTGCGTCCTCACACCATTCTAAATTATGTTGCCGGCACCACTTGGAAAATTCAGCTTTAGGAGTAGTCAAAAACGGACGAAGTACATTATCACGCACCGTTGGAATAACTTTAGGAGTGCCATGCATTGACCCCCAAATATAAGTCTCAACGCAATCATTTAAGTGATGGGCGGTTACTACTGGGCCAAATGTAGAGAGGAATTGATAGCGTTCAATGCGCCAATATTCTTCTATGCTCATTTGCTTTGGTTTGGGAACTATACTAATTTTCCCTAGGTGAACAGTAATGCCTCGCTCAGAACAAAATCGGGTTACGAACTCTTCGGCACGGTCACAATTATCGGTCCTATGATGGAAAAATGCACAGGCGATATCGTGTTTTCTACTTAAAAAGTCAGCAACAGCAACGCTATCAAGACCGCCACTAAATGCCACAGTTAATTGTCTTGGCAAAGGGAAAAGTAATTTGAGCATTGCTATATTATAGCATGATATTGACTAACTGTCAACAATGTTTGGGCAAGACTGCGAACGCAGTCTCGGTATGGTATTATCTACCTTTATTGGAATATGTGGTGATTTTTCTCGCCATATATCTTGATAAATTTTCCAGCCAACATATCTGCCATAACCTCTATTGGGCTCCCGGGATAACTAGCTCCTGGTTTTATCATATTTAACTCACCTTGCCGAACGTGAACCAATTCGTGGAACACGGTACGAAGTATGTCTACCAAGTTACGATTTTTCGCATAAACCCAAATATTATCGTCACCTACAATGTGGCCACCAGTGTGATGTTCGTCTTGTGCCTCTTTAGTATCGTCGCTTAATTCAACGTGGGGAAGAGATTGCAGGTTTAATCTTTTAGCAGCCCAGTCAACGAACTTATCTACTTCAGCTTGAATGTCTAGCCCTGCATCCTCTTCATCCAATTTACCTTTAATCCAACTGTCAGGTGACCGTCTATATTTTCTAACGAACAAGTCGTGAAGAGCATCGCCAGTTATGCGATGTTTACGTGCAATTTGTTGCATTAGCTTGTCAATAGTGGTGTAATTATGTTTTTCTAATGAAGGCAACTTTTTTGCCAATTCGATAGCCGGGGTCTCAGAGATAAAATCAGTAGAATTCATAATTGTATTTATCAGTATTTGTGCTCACTTTTGAGGTTCACCGTAGCGAATGGTTAATACTCAGGCCAGCAGCCGGCCACACCACGGTAACTAGTACCGGTCCTAAGGATGTTTCTTTTCATTCAGTGCAAACCACGGGTCGATGATTACAAGAGTACCGTCATTGCGTTGCATAACATTTTCGGTGTGTAAATCCCAACCTAATTTATTTATCTTGCCGGTGTGATACAATATCACCATAAGTTTGTAAAGAACTTCGTATTCTTGTAAACTTTGCGGATCCAACGTGTTTACATATCGTGTGATAGCGTTGACTGATGGAGGAGCAGTCCAATGCTCCCAGCTAGCTGGTGCTCGTAATGCGGCTAACGCTTTGTTCCAAGACAACCTATTACTTGCAAACTCACTTAGATTCCACACCATGGCTTCTTCAAAGCTATGTTTTTTAATTTTATAGAGATGTTCCATTGCGATTTGAACAAACTCTTTGCCTCCTATTTCAAAGGTAGTATAATGCTTACCATTGATATCAACAAAGTTGGGCAGATGAGCTACGCCTTTATTTTGTTGACAGAATTCATAAAACTTATAGAAAGTTTTAGCGGCAGTGTCAGCCGATTCTAAATCGGGCATTATGATTTTAATCACAGTACCTGCATCTTTAGTCCATACAGTAGCATCTGCGCCCTTGCCCAACATACGATAGCCTGCTTGTTTTAATTGTGACACAATAGCTTTGCCTTCTTGACTGTCAAGATCGGCTTCAACTACAGGTCTATTAATTAACTCTGTTTCATTGAAAATATCAACTGCTCTCATCCTAGCCACCTTGCCATTAATCCTGTTTCCCAGGGGCTTTCTGTTGCACGTTTTCCTGCACTGTTGTACTTGGGTATAAAATTGTTGTATATAGCAATTTTTGATGCTTTGTCAGCATTGGCCACTTCTTCACCACGCGCAGTAATATTAACAGTAACAGGGAATTGATATACACGCCGGTAGCTGCGATCATGCCAGTCATCATTAATCTTGCCTATGTATTGAGCGCCTAAGGATTGAATACTATCTATTGTCTTCTGTGCGTTCCTATCCAGGGCTTTTTCCATTTTAGCAAAGTCAGGAAGATTTTTTGGAATACCACTGGTGTCAACCGTTAAATCTAGGTCAGAAACAGTTAGATAGCCGGTGACTTCTACTCCAGGAATTTGGCTTAGGCTTAACCATAATGCTCTGCCACCGGGTGTCTGTTGCGAGCCTGCCAGCAGTGTAGCGTGCATTATTGACAGTACAATACCATATAATGATTTAGCAATGCTCTGCCCACGATAATCCTCATCAGTAGTAATAGTGTCAACTTGGAAGGCGGGCTGAATTGGCCACTGCCCTTTTTCTAGTTTATTTAATTTCAATGCACCAATTGGTTGATTGGTCTTGGGGTCATATATTCTAACTATGGTTTGATAGTTCCTTTCATCGATCCCATATACTAATCCACTCCCACCTGGCAATGGCTTGGCAGTGGGCATTGCGGTTTGCTTAACAAAATTAGGGTTCTGTTGTAGAGTAGTCTTTCCACCCACATATCCAGCCTTAGGCAAGCGGTCTATTTCAGTGATAAATTCATATGCCTGCACGATATTATGCTCTAGCTTTCTTTAAGATGCTGCGTAGCATCCATTGCTTTTTACTGTATAAGTCTTGCAGTTCGGCCATATAATTTGCTATACCCTGAGCCTTAACTGAAGTAGCTATATCAAAGGTAGCAACAGCGAATTCAATCATCTTAGCGGTATCAGCATACAATTCTTCAAACATTAACTCCGCTCTAGGGATCCGTTCCTGTTCAGGAATTATGCTAAGATTTACCATTCTAGTTAAGCATCCCGGAGTATAGGCGTCTAATGTGCGTATGTACTCTCCGATAACATCAATTGTCGCGTACACATCAGTATAAAAGGTGTTCAAGAAGTCGTGATATTGCGGGAAATTCTCGCCTTCTACATTGAAATGAAATCCGTGCACTTTAGTGTACAGTACAAAAGTACTTCCTAGTAGTGTTTTTAGTTGAGTGTCTAACATATTTAACCTTATTGATTATTTATCTAAAAATGTTGTGGTAGAAGATTCGTCAGACGCCCTAGCCTGCATTAATAAAGAGTATGCTTTTTCATATGCCAGTTCAACCATTTTTCTTTTCTCTAAATCAAAAGTAATAGAGGATTCAATATCCAATAAATCATTAACCATTTTAACTTGAATTTCTTGTACTGAATCCATTCTGTACTCCGAGTATTATTTTTATTACGGTTTTATATTACGATCTTTTAATTCTTGTTGCAATGCTAGTAGTTTATTAGGACTACGAGCAATAGCATTGCGGATATCTCCGGCTATACTACTCGGCAATGATTTAAGTACATCATTAACTATTTTATCAACTTGTTGCTGCTGATGTCCGGTTGCTGATGGCGGAGCATTAGAGACTGGCGCGGCAACTTCTTGTCCAAATTCTAAATCGTGCAAGTACCGTCTATACGCATCTCTTTTTTTGATCCATATTTGCGCACTTTTAGTCAACTGGGGTGCATTGAGTTTAGTGCCCAAGTCAATAAGTATATTGGGTAATGCATTACTCAATTCACTGAATCCACTTACTTGGTCTAGATTGCCCACTGAGTTGATACGCCCGCGCAAGAAATTTTTTAATGTCGCAGTTAACTGAGGGTTAAATTTAACTAAATCATATAATTCGGACTGTATTTTATTGACATAGAATGTTTGAAACCACCGCGAACCCACACCACCTGATATAAAATTAAATCCCTTTAAACCTCCGTTTTTTTCAACATAGCGTTTAGCCATATTTGCCATAGTAGCGTAGACAGTAGCAACTGGTTCTCCGATATCGCTAGCAATCGCGGTTATAGTAGTTTTTAAGCTAGTGCTTTCCGTAATACTTTCATTGCTGCGCTGATATTCACTGGCTTTACCTTCAGGACTTACATACCAAGCATAAAACGCCGTATCGGGATATTCTGACTTAAGACTAAGGAAGGATGCTAAGTTTGGAATGGCATCATCATACATAATAGCTTTAGAATAATGATCCTTATTTAGTAAGCTGCGAATAATAATCTTTTTCTTCTCTTCTGTTTGAATAGAGTTAGTCATATTGCCAGCACGATATACATGAACCTTGCTCATATCAATGCCGTACTTTCTAAAGGTGTCTAAGAACAATTCTTTATCATTTAAATCGGCCCTAGCAGTAACCATTACCACTTTATTACCAGTAGCAATGTCGTGCTTGAGTTGATTAATCATTGGAATAATCGGTCTAGATTTTTCAAAGAATTCTTTAGCATCATGGAATGCTCTAAAATCAAATGACTCGCCGGGCTGTAACTGGTAGTGGGTAAAGTCGTGACTGTTAAGACTATCCACTATTTGACCATTCTTTACAACATGGACTTCAGTTTGGGTGTGGACTAGGGTATCATCGATGTCGAAGATGACCAACTTGCGCGGGGATATCTCTGTTGCTCTCATTATAAATCTAATATAATTGCAGGATTACGTCGGTAGACGTTCATCATTAACTTCATTGGTTTTTCGTTTGGTGTTAACATTGATAGCCGAACCACGACGATCGGGATTGGGGTCTTCTCGACGTTTTCTAGCAGCAGCACTGGCACGTCCCTTTTTGCCCAAACTGTGTGCTTTACTTTGTGGCAAACATTTTGGTTTACCCTCTCCCGGTTCTCTTGCACATGGCCCCTTAATGTTTCCTTTAGTATCCATGCGTACCCATTTTTCTTTATTGAACCAATCGTGCAAACTTTCGTCTGCTTGTTCAATGCCTTCTAATATAGAACTTTCATTCTTCTTTCCACCGTTACCCCAACTATCTGCACCCTGCTTGCGACACTTAACTAATGCACCACTGGCATAAGCACTAGGCCATACTTTATAACGGCTCTTGACTTTGTAGTAGCAAGCATCTTTCTTTTCGTTCATTAGTTCTTCACTGACCATCTCACCACCACAATGTGGGCAACTATGTTGTTCTTCCGCCACACCTTCGTTCTTTACACAGTTAGGATATGTTTTACCAAACATCTTTTTGTTACCTTCTTTGTGGTAACCTTTCCAACAAGCTTCATCTAATGTATCACGTGTATGGTCTCCGTGCGTTTCACACATCCCGCAATCCTCACAGACCATTTCCATCTCAATACTTTCATTGTGTTTCTTCTTACCAGCACAATGAGCCTTTTGCGAAAAACCTTTAGGATGCGAGCAGTTAATACTAGATTTATATTTTTGACTCCACGCTTCGGCAAGTAGTACTAACTCATTCAGTTCTTCAATAGATTCACAATGCCATCTACGCAAACTTTTGTTTATATTGCTATTTGGATCATTTGCTGTTTTAGCACCGGTACGATGTTTTTTCATTCCACGCATTCTAGCACAGAATGATTTACGACGGGCAGCCGCTTTGCTACCTTTTTTAAGTTTGCTTGGTTTAGTTGTTACTGCTGTTTGAATCTTGCTGCCTGGATGACTACGGCGATAACTGGCTACACTCTTTTTACTCATCCCACCTGCACGTTTATTATTGTGCTTTGACCAATTCTCACCTTCCGCCACAGGATCTTGCATAAGGGTGGTTTGTGTTTCGGTAATAAATTGATAGGTTTTCATAATTGTATTTAGTTACTCTTATTTATGCATTAGTTGATCAACAAAGCCCAATAACAACTTATGATGGGTGCCGTGATGCCAGTGTTTGTTGAGGTATTGATAAGGTGACTGATACCAATATTCAAGACTTTCGGGATGTGGCCCTATAATACCCACTCGGCCCTGAATGATTGCCGCGGCATCCCCATTGGCATATGTGGCGATTGTCTCAAACTTATTTGTATCCCCTAGCATGGCGCACCCATCATAAAAGAATATATTCTCGGGGGCGCCATTCCATAGCACAGGGGCTACTGTACCATAGCTGCGTTTGATATCACTGGTGGGTTGTTTGATGTAATTGATTACCTTCACTCCATCAAGTAAGTCAAAGTAATAGCTGCCTGCCCAATAAGCACCCATACAGATACCAAGATATCTTCCACCGTTAGTTATATAGTCAGCAACTGCATTTTGTGCTTTACGACGGAAGAATCTATCGTATGCAATTGCTTCTCCCATACCACCTGGGAATGCTACAATGTCTACTCCTTCAAAAGTAGTGGGTATACATTCCTCAACATCAAATGTTTTAATCGTGTAATGATCACCTAATGCTTGAGTCATGCCATCGACACAATCCTCACTACATTCAGGATGATGTAGGAATATTGCTATTGTGGGTTTCATATTCTTTTGAATACAAACGGCGTCCCACCTTGTGTGCTTCCCCCCCACTCTTCTAATCCAGGCGGAAACTGATCAGGTGGTACTTGTGTATAGCCCTTGAGCAATCTGCGTACCATTGCCGAGTAAACCCCTGTCCTGCTACCTTCCTTGGAACTGAACACAACATATTTGGGGCTATACTTACGCAAATAGATATCAATTGCTTTAGCAACAGTGGCTAATACTCGGGCAGCATCGCCTTGTCCAGTAATATCATAACTACCTTCGCGGGTGAATGTTATCTCAATAACAGTGCTGCGAAAACCCACAGGAACAAATGATATATAAAGTTCCCGACCCTCTTCATCCATTGCTTCAGCATGTACTTCGTTGTGACTATCAGCAAACTGCTCATCCCACTTTAAGGGAAGGGCAGTTTTTGGATCAAATAACTCAGTGATGAATTCTTGTATTCTCATGGTGTTATATTACGATCTTTTAATTCTTGTTGCAATGCCATTAGTTTATTCGGACTACGAGCGATAGCATTGCGGATATCTCCAGCGACATTACTTGGTAATGATTTAAGTATATCATTAACTATTTTATCAACTTGTTGTTGCTGTTGACCTGTTATTGATGGTGTAGCATTATGTATAGTGGGAGCAGTAGTAACCGTATCTGGCTCACTTTCTATATTAATCAAGAAAGTAGCGAAGTCTTTTCTATTTTTAATCCATGTATTTGCACTATTAATTAGTTGTGGTGAATTAAGTTTTGTTCCGATTTCAACAAGAATTTCTGGTAAGATGTTACTTATTTGGCTGAATTTATGAAATGGCAATAACTCAGGTTTACTATTCTTATCTTTCTTGACAATATGGCCGCGCAAGAAACTTTTTAATGGTCCGGAGTAGTGTGGATTAAATTTAATCAAGTCATACAATTCTGATTGTAATTTATTAACATAAAAAGTTTGAAACCAACGAGCACCGGCTGCCCCTGACAGAAATCCGAATCCGAATAAATTTCCGCGTCTTTCAACATATTTTTTCGCCATACTTTTCATAGTAGCGTATAGAGAAGCAACTGGTTCTCCGATATCATTGGAGATTGCTGTTATAGTAGTTTTTAAGCTAGTACTTTCAGTGATGAATTCTTGTATTTTCATGATAAATTTAAATGTTTGGTGCGGTAGTTTTCTACTGCGGCTTTAATGGCATCCTCGGCCAAAATGCTACAATGTATTTTAACCGGAGGGAGTGCGAGTTCTTCTGCAATCTGTGTATTCTTAATGCTACCTGCCTCGGTAAGCGTTTTACCCTTGATCCATTCTGTAACAAGAGAACTGCTTGCAATCGCCGACCCGCAGCCATATGTTTTAAATTTCGCATCTATTTGTAAATTTCATCGGCTGTGTCTTCCGCCACAGGTTGCTGGATAAATTGCACATTTAATTTAGCATTAGCCCAAATTGGATTTTTAGTATCCATTCTTTGTTGTAACAACCATATAGCAGATACTCTATGTGCCCCATCTTCAAATTTACCATTTAATACTAATATTGGAGGCAACTGTGACAGACTTTCTGGATGATCCCTCAAATAAGTAGCATACTCTATTGTTTTTGTAGTGACATTCCAACTGTTGTAATCTTTTGCGTCCCAGTCATCAACTACATGCCTGTAGTAAGGGACACCTGGTACTGCCGATATTAGTTGTTTTACAGTCATCTGGCGAGTTTCTATCTTTGCGCCAGGTCCAAAATTTTTAGGAGCACCGGAACTTTCTCCCGGCTGCGGTACGCCTTCTGCTACAGGTTCATCAGCACCACCCGGATCATATCCCCATTCATGAATGCTATCACCATTAGTGAAAAGTGTTTTAGCAGGAACAATCTTGGTTAATACTTTATACTTGCCCAGGCCCCTACCATGCTGTGCCGCATATTCTTTACTAGCGGTTACCCAATCACCAGGATTAATCGTATTTGATTTAACTTCTTTTGGAACTGCACGGAAAATTTGAATAGTTTGATTAGGCTTGTTCCTACTTAACTGTATAACACGGATTGAACGAGAATCCCACGGCTCTCTAGTTCCATAATACTGTATAGCCTTAGGACCATATATGTCATCAGGATAAGTACCAGTCACATCATGTAATGGTGATCCACTATCATGCATAGGGGCACGATGGTCCATTCTGTAATCTTCATCTTCGGTAGTGAATTGATAGGCGCGCATGATATATTTATTCTAACACTCCGACGGTCCAATCTCCAGCCTTAGCTAACGCTCTACCACCAGCAGTGTATGCATCCTGTGAATTAGGCCACTTACCTTTTCTAACCCAAACATTTTCCGACAGTGCAATTTCAAGCGGACTTGTATCATATGAAGCACCTAATTTGTCTTCAATCATTAGACTAAAGATGGCAGGTAAGTGTGTAAGATCCGGTGCATTTCCCTCATCTGCATATGGGTCAGCATACTCCACTGCGGCTGCTCTTATTTCATCAGGTGACATTGTAGCAATCTGTTTTAGTTCTGCATAAAATGCGTCAACATCCACCTTCTCGTCCCAATTTTTCACCATCTTGAGAGCTATCTTAATGATATAATCACCTATTGGCTTAGCCAGTCTAGCTACCAACTCTTCAGGAGCATATTCAATACGATCTTGAATCTCGGGTAGATTTTCCACTGCCCATGTTTTGAATCCAGGAAATCTGTCAAAGAGAGACTTTAAAGCAACAGGCTCATCTCTGGAATCCATGAATTGATTAGTACCAAAATGTAACTGATACTTCTCATCTAGTTCTTGTGGTTT